ATTACACGAAACATTGTGCGTTCTCTTTATTGAAATACAGAAACCTTGGGCAGTTCATTGTCCGGCTAATCGTACTAATTTTTTTAATTATACTTATACACTGTATCAATTGTGTGTTCTCTTAGACCAAGTCCAGTACTTGCCATATATCCCTATGATGAAAGATAGGGAAAAACAATTGGAGCAAGATATGATATGGAAGAAGGTGTGTATGGACCTGGATTGGGAGTTTTTTCCAACGGTCTAATGACTAAGCTATAGAAAATTGATTTTTGTAAAATATATAAGTATAATACCATAAATACGTATATATTTTATTAGTATTCTAAAAATGACATATCATTTCGGCAGTAATGAATATTATCATTTAGTTGGAAGAGTATTGGTTAATGAAGAAGGAATATGTCGTGTTATACAGGGTTTACAAGAAGAACACGATAGTGTATATAGATTTACCGACGGAATTGCAGGAAACGCATACCGGGTATATGTTATGGTTGCGGGGAGTACCGATATGGAAAGTTTTCATTTCCGGAATTTCAGAGAGGTTATAAAAAAATATGGAGAACTACAGCCGGAAAAACCCAAGTCATTACTTACTATAATAGCAAATCGGCGTTCTTCAAAAGTAGATTCGCCACATCCTACTTTACGTAGTGATATGGATGAAAATACAAAACACCCCGATCTAAAAATGAAAAAATGGGCTAAAATACATCCAGAAAAATAATACTATGATATTAGACTTGTATTGTGGATACGTAAGTAGTAAAAATGAGGTATTTATGTAATTTATTGTATATATGATAATATTTGCGTTTATGCATTATTGATTATGTTTTGGAGCTTTCTGATTGTTTTCTTATTGTGTTTTTTTTGTGGGTTTCTTTTTGAAAAGGATACATTTTTTGGATAAGCTCGATGAACTCGGTTATAAACATATTGGTTCATACCACCATCTTGTGTATTTTCATTTTTGGGTATATCACTTACTCTAGAAATTGGACCAGTTCTTGATATATTTGAAGAGCGATTCACCGGTTTGTTTTCGTCATTTATTCTATCCAATTGATGTGAGTCTGTTATATTTGGGTTTGGTACAATGTTATTTTTAATGTCTATTTGAGTAGATATATTAGATTCGACGTTAGAGTGTAATAAATCTACTGGAGGTGTCGTATCTTTATTATTTTCAGTTTTTGGTGTGCTTGTTTCAGTAGGTTTATCCACAAACATATTTTGTTCTTGGACATAATCCGCTATAGAAGATGGAACCGATTGACCATCTGCAAATACTTCATATGCAAGAGAACCTGCATAAGACTGAACCTCTGTATCTTTATTATCTTTTACAATAACATTATCTTTGATATATAATTTACCATTGAGTTCAAATATTTTCAATGTATATAAACGTCCACCAGTTACATCATTTGGTATTTTTGAAGATGCTGTAGGTTTACTAGGAAACATAGGTACGCTAATATTTTGCTTATATAATATATAAACAAAATAACAATACGATTTTTGCAAAGAACTTTGTAGACTAATTGATAATAAGAAAAATGAGCTACATTATAAGTGAGCTACTAATAGGGTCGCAAATATTTACTGATGGTCATCAAAATCAAAGCACAATGGTATTTCTGACTTATTTATAAATACAGTCATCGGCTCTCTATCCATTTGCGAAGTCCAAAAAACATACTCATCTGCCAATTCATCCGTAAATCCAATACAAAATTCTACTCCTAAACTTTTAAAACAAAAACAATTCGAATATTTCAATGGCTTCAAGCTTTCTTTTTCCAGTAGTACTAACATATGATAATAATGGCGGGGATTATGATCTTCACTAAAATGTACTACACCCAACATACCATCTTCACGTTCTATAAAAGTAGTAGATCCACGCACTTTATTAAAATAAGGAGCAGAAACCATATGACTCATAACTATTTCTAAACTTCCCGTAGTCGAATTTATGCGACCTACTTCCAATGGAAACCATTTATAAATAAACAAATCTTCTACTTGACCAAGGCCTATCCCTCTAGAAATAGGTATCCAATTTTTCTCACACCAACTTTCAACCGGTGGTAATACGACTTTGACATTTGAAATAGTATGATCATACACCGAATAATCGCCTATAACCATATTATTCTTACCATTGGGCGAATAATCTACATTTGTTGCGATAAACTTTACTTCGGTGTCGGTGGTTTCCGACTGATATAACCGAACATCTTCGAACCCTCTAGAAAATACATTACCTGCATATTGTGGTATATCTATTTGTTCAGTTATTAGTTTAAACGTGTCTGCTATTGGACTAAAGTCTGCATCTAATTCGCACAGCATATTTTTGTTTTCAATAATATGTATATTCGTAGGATAGCCATAGCACCCATTATTGTATAACCAATAATTTACATACCGCGTATTTAGCCATCTGCGACCATCAGAGGTTTTTAAATACGATGACGAAGTTGGACGAAATTGCGCTATAACCGGGAAATTATGTTTGACTCTGGTCGAAACCGACAGCATATTTTTCGTAATAAAATCCGCCGAAATGGCTGTTATAATACTGTCATTATGATTCGCCGAATATAATTTAGGTTCCAATCGCTTGACAGTTTCTATCCAAGCCCATAAATTAACGTCCCATACAAGTTTCTTGTATTCATCCAAATATTCTACTAAATAACCTTGATAATCTTTCCATAATTGTTTCAGTGAATCCACATCACCTGCAAAAAATCCTCCACAAAATCGCCAATTAATTGCATTTGCTAATTCATCCATATTTTCAATATGAACAGGCGTTGAACATACCGGAAAAATAAGCATTTTTTCCGAAAAAATACGTTTTGCAAATTGATGTATATACCCATATGTTTTATGTTTCTCTGAAAACAAATAAGTTATATTAAAATCTATATAAGCAAAATGTTTAGTATTCCATGGATTATGTTGTACAACACGTTCTACCAATTCAATTTTAGAAAGTGAAATGGATAAATGATCTTCTGTATCTTTTTCCAAATTGCGGTATTTTGGTAGACTATACGATTTTTGTTTAAGTTGTTTAAATACCCACAATTCGGATTTTTCAATAATTTCTATATTAATATTGGTTGCGCCTTGTAAAAATGCGATTTCGTCTGCATTTTCTGGAGATACAAAAATATAAAGCGGAACCCCTATAGATACTAATTCTGCTAAACGATCTACATTCCATTCATCATTATGTTGCGACTGATCTTTATCGTGCAAATAAGAAGAAACAAATGTAAGTGTGTACTCAGGTTCTCTAAAAAAGTTTGCCATTTATGCTAGTTATGATAGTTAGTATGTGTTTATATGTTTTAGAAAATTGATTATTTTTTTATATTATTGGATATATGTAATTTATCTTATCGATTATTATATCTAGTCAACTATACCTATAACTGTATCTTTAACCTTACAAAAATGTCTAACCTCATTCTCATTTTCGACGTTGAAACAACCGGGCTTATTCCTAAAAGAGAACCTTCGCTTGATTTATGTCCATATATATTGCAACTCAGTTTTATAGTATTCAACGTGAAAACTCTAACCGTCGAACAGACATACAATACCTATATCAATGTTCCATCTAAGGTCCGAATACTCCCAGAAATCGAAAAACTTACCGGCATAACCCGAGCAAAATGTAGTCGTGGCATTGTAGTAGTCGAAGCATTAAATGCCCTATACTATGCATATATCCGATGCAGTAAAATAATTGCGCACAATATTGAGTTCGATAGCAAAATGGTTTGTATCGAATTGGCGCGCAACCCGGGGCGCAAAACGCGTCATTTATGTGATTTGCTAAATACAGGATACGAACAAGCTAACCAAATGGAGCGATATTGCACTATGGCTAACAGTGTAGATTTGTGCAATATAGTGATAGATGCAATTGATAAACGCGGTAAACCATATAGATACAAAAAGTTTCCTAAATTATCCGAACTATACCAGAAATTATTTGGTACTATTCCCGAGAACTTACACGATTCAATGGTGGATACGGCTGCCTGTTTGAAGTGTTATATGAAAATGGCGCACGATGTTTTATTACCATAAGACCACAGGACTCATTCGTCTAAAAGTATTTAAAATATTATTATGATTCTACAACAACCCAAAAATAAAAAAACATTTTGTATAAAATAATGTATAACTGATATGTTATTTTATGCATTTTTTTTGATAGCACACCGTGTTACTCAAATATCATTATAATAATATGTTCAAAATAAGTTTTTGTTTATTGATGTCGGCGGTCCGTGGCCAAATACAATCATATATATCAATATCAACGCAGCCAATATAATACTGCGATTTTCTGCAACCTCTTGTTTCTGTTTTAGTATAAAAATCATTACAAGATATAACACAACACCTATAACCGCGGAATGCAATAACATAGTTCGTCCGTTCTCCATTTTCTATATATAATATTGTATATAAAAATAAAATATCGATTGCCTAAAGACTTTTACGCTAAAGACTTTTACGCTAAAGACTTTTACACGGAAGACTTTTACGCTGAACACATTTCACAGATTTCATCATGTTCTTCTACTACTTTACCTTTTTCCGGTTCAATCGTAAATTGTTGTGCTTGATGTCGCCCCCTGCGTCTCAAATAATAAATGCCCGTTTTTAATCCTTTTGACCACGAATAAAAATGCATCGATGTCAACGAAGAATAATTGGGGTCTTCTAGCCATAGATTGAGACTCTGACTTTGGCAAATAAACGCTCCCCGGTCCGCCGCCATATCTATCAAATGTCGCATTGGCAATTCCCATACAGTCTTGTATTTATCGCGGATTTCTTGCGGAATAATATCAATATGTTGGATGGATCCATTATTGGCGATAATATTGTTTTTGACCTTTTCATTCCACAAGTCCAACTTTATCAAATCATTCATAAGATATCGGTTGGCCATAATAAACTCGCCTGCAATCGTCCGTCTGCTATAAATATTGCTCGTGATTGGTTCAATGCATTCATTATATCCCAGGATTTGCGAAGTAGACGCAGTAGGCATCGGTGCCAAAAGCAGTGAATTGCGTAGACCGTGCGCACGTATATCAGCCTTTAAACTGGTCCAGTCATATCGACCCTCTGTAGGAACCACTTTCCACATATCATATTGCAATTCGCCTAAACTCGCAGGAGATCCCTCAAAAGTAGAATAAGGGCCTTCCACTCTAGCTATATTACACGATTCCACTAAAGCCGCGTGATAAATGGTCTCAAATACTAGGCGGTTGATGCGTTTGGCTTCATCGCTAATAAATGGATAACCCATCATCATAAACACGTCGGCCAATCCTTGTACACCAATACCAATAGGTCTATGTCTCATATTACTTAGTCGGGTTTTTTCAGTGGGATAGTAATTGACATCGATTATACGATTCAAGTTATATGTCACAGTCTGGGCAACGGAGTGGAGTATTTCGTAGTTGAAAACTGGGGGATTTTGTGTAGTATCCACGAATGCCGGGAGAGCAATACT